TAATCTTCATAAGAATCTATATGAAAAACGTCATACCTAGTTGGCATACTTGCTACTATGTCAACTTCTTTTTTGTTTACAAAAAATCTGTGTTTTATCTCTTTTGCTGATATATGTATGTCCTTTGGTACTAAACATATTCCATCAAAGTATGTATCATTTAAAAATGTGTGTACATATTTTTTATCCCATTCAGCTACTTCATAATCAAATGCAAAACTATCCTGTACATCTACATCATCCCAAACAACATAAAACATATCACTTAGAGCTTTACGTTGTGCTTGATCAAAACTTGTTGCAAACTTAGCCGTAGGGAATCTATCGCACAGTTTTTTATACTGTGTTTTATTTTCTTTTGCAGACACGAAAATTATATCATACATCTTGTTATTATACTACTTTTTTAGGGTTTAGTCAAGAAATATTCTTCTGTAGATTGAACAATATTTCTAGTTATTTCTTGCTTAAAATCAATGCTGTTATACACTTGTGCGTTCTTTTTTAAGATAGGTTGCCAGCTTTTAAGCAACTTATAACGCTCTGTATGCTCTAAATGCACCCAGTGCTGTAAAGTATCGTGGAACAAATTAAAACGCACTGTAGGGTCTTGTATGCTGTCGTAGGAGGTGTTTAAGCCTGGTAAACGCAAGTTAATACCTATACTATCAAAGTAATCTAGTATTCCGTGTTGCCCTAATACTATACAAGGATGTCCAATAGCAATTGACCTAAATGTTTTTTCAGTAATAAACAATCCAGGTTCTTCAAAAAACGTTTCTGTAACAATACTAAGCTGACTTGCATTATAAATATCTCTATTTGTTACATTACCTAAGCCGCCGACTGTATTATCTACATCTACTCTATGCCCATACCCTGATACTAAATTATCATGTATTAAATTTTGTTTTTCTAACCAGTCAATGTGCCTACGTCTATGCGGCCTATCAGTCCTATTAAGACTGTTAAATTTTGCTAGGTCACTCCAATTACGTAATACCTTGTCAATTACAAGACTGTCTTCCTTATACGCTGTTTTGGCATCCCACTCTATACCTCCCTGTATTTCTAACTTAGGATAAACGTTTGCATTTTTACACCATTGTTGATATTCCTCATTTAATCTTAAATTACCACTTACAATTATTACACTGTTATTTGGCATTTTTCTTTGTTCCATATCATGATGTAATGCCTTAAACGAATTCCAATTTTCTCCAATATATGAATCACCTTCTACAATACTAATAATTGCAATTCTACATTTCCCTTGTTGTACAAGATGTATTACTTCTATAGGAATATTTAAAAGTGTGTTAAAAGAATCTTGCGTTCCTACATCACCTGTCCATTGATGCGATAGTTTAGAAGTTTCAATAGGAAAAATACATTCAGTACTTGGCTTGCCAAACCCAATTCCTAATTCAGGTGTTTTGTATCTTTGAATAAATTGTTTGTATGGTCGTACTTTTTTTATTTCAGGTACATGATCTAAATTTAATCTGTCTGGTCTTATAAACTGGAATTTCATTATATACCTCTTGTAAGTATTACACCATTGTTGTCGCTGTATGCTATTTTATAACCATGTATTACCGCATAAGGTATTACAGGTCCATTTTTACCAAAGTATACTCCTGAGCTTTTGTCAAATGGTGTGTCATCGCATATTATGATACTTTCCTTGTCCATGTAAGGCATGCAACATACCATTTGTTCTAAATGTTCACGCTGACAATCAAAGTTTGTCATTTTAACGCCTCTAGTATTATATTCGCTTATAAGTTCTTTTTCTACAGGACGTATATGATTCATAGTGCTTATCCAGTCATAATTATCTAGATACAACACACTAATAGATTTATCAAGATAAGTTTTTGCCCAACTAGAGCCTGCTTCCGCTACAATAAACTTTGTATTTTTAAGGTGTTTAAGAGATTTAGATGCATAATCTGTTACATCAACAGTATAAAAATCTTTGTTTAGTTTTTTTGAAATGCTGTCAAACCATGCTGTACTACCTTCACCACGTTCGCTACCAATCTCTAATACAATAGAACGGTTGTCAGGTAATTGTTTTATAAATGGTTCTGCATAAAGATGAAAGTTAGCCATAGATCCTCTACATAAATTGAGATCTTCTTGGTTCCTTTTCCCATGTGCCATTGCTAGTGTAATAAAATAATATTAAATTATCTCTTGACGTATCATCAGGCGTTTGTAATTGGTTAGGAAATCCATGTACAAGATCTGTATCGTATATCCAAAATGCAAGTCGATTAGGCTTAGGTGTTAACCTATGCATACATTTTGTTTTTTTGTTATCCCAGAATTCTAAATCTCCGCCCCAAGACTCGTCCCAGCATTTATTTAAGTAAAGTATTAAATTAACTTTTCTGTTAAGTTTAATTTGATCGTTCCAATTAAAATCTGTATGTAGATCTAATTTGTAACCGTTGTGTACCTTACATAACCCTCCACCACGTAAATGTGGATCTGCTACAAGTCCAGTAATACCAATTTGTTCTTGTAACCAGTTTATAGTTTTACTTGAATTAAAAGTGTTTTGTAATGTTTCTATTAGTGGTGCGTTTACAGGGTTTCTGCATTCTGATCTACTACTAGAATCATTTGCAAATGTACTCCACTGTGCATCAGGAATATCAGTAATCTGTTTAACTACTGCTTCGTATATGTTCTGAGGCAAAAAATTATCAACAATCCAAATATCTGTAGGATCGCTGCTAACTTTTTTTGGTGTAATATCTAAACTGTTAAAGTGTTGATAAATTTCATTATGCATTTTGTTTCTCTACAAGTTTACGAAAATTGTACTCGGTAATTTCTTTTATACCTTCTAGTACATCTGCATACTCTTGTGGAGGAAGATTGCAAATGCGAGTAATTTCGTCTACAATCATATTTATCCGTTTTTTGTTGTCTGTTTCTACATCATAAGATTCGTCTATATACGGATTAAATGTTTTAAAACCTAATGCTCTAAAGTCCACAAGCATGCGAGGTGTGCTAAACGCAATAAATGGTTTCTTACATGCTACAGCCTTGTATGTTTTCTCTGTGATACTTGTAGGTGCAAATGATCTATCGTACTCACTTTTGTTTGTATAATAGGTTTGATCAAAATGTGTTTCAATAGCAATATGAAAGTCTGCTGATAATATTGCATCATATGTTACATTTGACCATTTGTTTAATACACTGGTATTTGTATCTAATTCATGTGGACATTCTTTAAGCCAACGATATGCTATTTTGCTTGTTGGTACAGATCTTTTTTCTAAATCTTCAACTATTTGTTTTGCTTTAAAAACTTTTGGAGGATTTTGGTATGGCCATATATTAAAAAAACTGTATTTGAAATGTTCTTGTAGCACACCACTGTCAATTAGTTTTACATATAGCATTGCTCGCCAGTCTCTGTAGTTACGGCTAAGACTGCTAAACTTGTGTGTAATATCTGCATCGTGTGATTCTGGTATAGTTACTTCTTTGAGCAAATAGTTATCAACTACAATATTACAATCTCTACCATGCTTTGCAAGGTACGATAATAAAAATTGTTTATGGTTTTCATCCATAACAATAACTTTAATATCGTCAAATCCTAAACTGTATTTTATTAGTGTGTTCTTAAGGTCTTCTGCAAAGTCAATGCTAAATGTTTCGCTATCGTTTTCATGTACTAAATGTACATCTTTAAAACGTTTGATATGATTCCAATTTGGTTCATTTAGTGCATTTAACAAAGGTATATTTTCCATAAGTGAATCATATGGATGATGATAGTAGACTACTTCATTGCTATCTAAGTCTACATTAGTTAAATCTTGTACAACACTAAATTCTAAATCATGTGACCATTTTTTGCCTGTTTTACTGTATACGCTCATCGCATTGTTCCTTTATCCATGCATAGGTATGTTTCAAACCATATTCTAAATCTTCGTCCGGTCTCCATCCAAGTAGTTCTTCAATAAGATCATTGTGACTTGTTCTGCCCATTACACCAACTGGACCGTCAACGTTTATAATTTCTAATTGATTTTTACCTGCAATTTGTCCTATAAGTTGAGCAAGGTCATTAATAGCAATCATTCTTTCGCTACCTAAGTTTACAGGTTGGTCAATATTGCTTTCCATTATTTTAAGTAGGCCTTTTATACATTCTTCAATATATAAAAAACTTCTTGTTTGTGTTCCAGGACCCCATATTTCTACAACGTTTTGGCAAAGTGCTACTTTCCTACATAGTGCCGCGGGTGCTTTTTCCTTGCCATCACACCAACTACCAAGTGGACCAAATACGTTGTGTAGTCTTACAACTTTTGCATCTATATCATAATTTTTTCTATGTGTAAGATATAATCGTTCACTGAACAATTTTTCCCAACCATATTCTGTATCTGGTTCTGCAGGATATGCACTACTTTCTTCGCAAAGAGGATTGTTAGGATCTAACTGATTACGTTCAGGATATACACATGCACTACTTGTGTAAAGTATTTTTTTAATACCTTTTTTAGTTGCTTCATGTAGTACATTTAAATTTATTAATGCACTGTTATGCATTATATCACTGTCATGATCACCAATGCCGATATAACCTGTGCCGCCCATGTCTGCTGCAAGTTGGTATATTTCATCTAACTCTTTGTTTATACAGCCAGCAACAAAGTCTGGATTACGTAAATCTACTTGAAAAAATTCTTGTGCCTTTGTAGGTTCAAAAGCAGGTTGTTTTATATCTGCACCTATTACATAATGTCCTTGTTCAACTAGTTTGTTAACTAGATGATGTCCTATGAAGCCGCCTGCTCCACATACTAGTATTTTCTTTTTCATTTTAGTTTCCATATTTTTCTGTTATTATATCTAATTCAGTATCAGGTATTGTTTTTAAAAGATTAAAGTTGTATTCAACTATCTCTGCTACTTCTTTTGTAAAGTTTAATTTTACTAGATCAGACCAACCTGATATTACATGTACTACATCACAAATCCTGTTTATACGTTCTACAGGATCAGCAATATTATCATAATCTTCTGACCACCATTGGTCAAATGTTTTGAATCCCATGTCTTTTATGTGTTGTAAACTTCCTTTTGCACCCATCATTATAAATGGCTGTTTATATGCAATAGGCTTATAAGTTTTTTCTGTAATGTGTATTTCGTCAGTAAAGAAAAAAGTTTCACTGATAATATTTATTAGGCTGTTTTTAAAATAATGCTCTATTGACTCTTCAGTTGACTCCATAGGATAACTGTTAAAGTTTGGATTATCTAGTACTAAAGGTAGTTTGTTTTTACTAGTTGCAATATCTTCTTGGGCTATACCTAAATTAGGATAACGTTTTATAAGGTAATCAACATTACTTTCAAATGACCTGCCCGACTCTGGTTGTTTACTATCCATACTCATATAAAATTTATCAAGTAAGTTTCTTTTAAACATTTTAATAAAAAAAGAAAGTCTATGATCGCTGTATCTACGTTGAAAACACAAGAAGTCTTTTTCTCTTGGTCCCACTTTATAAGGTTCTTCTTTGAGAAGTGTTTGTTCTACGTTTGTTCTATGTACTTTAAATGTAGGAAAATACTCTACATTTATTTTAGGGCCTATTGTACCATCTGACCATTTGTTATACAAATCTTGTCCATTAGCACAATTAGTAAAGTAAACAACTTTGTCTAAAGGTATTTCATAATGATTAAAAAATCGTGTCATTACTTCCCAATGTTTGGGAGTTGCCCATCCTTCAAAAGGAATAGTAACAAGTACATATCCATTACCATGTTGTATTTGGTCCCTAACTGTAGAAGTAGGAGGATTATTAACAAATGGTCCATCAGTAATACTAAAAAGTTTTGTCCAATCTCTATAATAATACGATGTAAAATTTAATTCGTAAAAATACTTTTTATCTTGCGGAATCTCAAATGCAGAAATAATTTCTTTGTTTTTAAATGACTGAAACACTACTGGTGCTTGTACATTATCATCTATGTGTCCTTCATTCATAGCATGATTTATATCTTCTATAGTAGGCACTCTATTGTTAGTTATTGGCCATTTAGGTCCACACCATTTGTATGCAAAACTTAAAGTTTTAGACATTACCGCAATCCTTATAAAATTTTTCTAACTCAGGAAATGTTTCTACTAAATTAGTTTTTCTTCTTCGGTCATATTCTGAAAACCACGAATAGAAGTTACGCATACCGTTTATAATTTTATCTTGGTCATATTCTGTATTTTTCATGTAGTCTATTACACGCCTAAATCTTTCGTACTCTAAAGAACTAAATTTTGTTCGGTCTTTGTCATCAGTATTATCTTGTATAAATTTTAGATGTTTTTCCATGTAAGGTAAAAACTCGTCTTTGGGTAAAATATTCATATCAAATTGTAGTGGCTCTTTTAAATACGGTGTATCAAATCTTACACGTTGCCACTGAGTTTCATTGTCATCTGTATTATATTTTTTACGCCATTCTAATATTTTTTCTAACAAACTATCAAAACTTGTAACTACAAATAAGTTAAATGTAACCATAAATGTTACAGGCCAACCCGTTGCTGTAAGATAGTAATCTAAGTTACGTTCCCATAGTTTAATGTCTAGTCCTGTACGTGTATATTCTGCACGTTTACCCCAAGTGTCGATACTTGTGTATAATTTAAAACTGTTGATGCAACCTTTTTCTTTTAAATCTTTTACACGTTCTACTAACCTATATACCATTGCAGGTTTAACACCCATGTTACTGTTAAGTTCAATATTAAGATGTGGCTTAGGATTCTGTTCTAATTCGTCAAACAGGCGCCATGTGCTTTTATGCATCAACGGTTCGCCACCTGTTACACGCAAAATGTTTAGTGTCTTGCTTACTTCAGGCCACCATTTCCACCATGCGTCTACATAAGGGTTAGTATCTTCTTCATATAATTCAAACCAATCAATGTCATTACGATGTTCTGTACTGTTACTATATGGACCGTTTTGTTTTATTTCGTTGTAGTATCTACTACTAAATTTAGGATGACAATAGCCGCATTTAAAGTTACATTCATTACTAAAGTTAACTTCAATATATTCAGGGTTAATATTGTAATCCCAAGGATTGCTTGTAATTTCTTCTATTCTTTGTGGTGTATATATACTTGATGTTTTTATGTGCCTATCACTTACATAGTCTTTGCCCATACATTCTATGTTCCAGCAATATTGACATCCACTCGGTTTCTGTCCGTTAAGCATAGCAAGTCTTTCTTGCTTTTTTTGTGGAGTGTTATGTAGTTGACTAGGATTTTCTTCTAGTCCTTCTAATGGAATCTTATGGGGAGCAGGATGATAGCAACTATGTGTTTCACCAGTTTGCAAATATATTGTTACATGGTGCCATTTAGCCAAACAAAAAGTAGGCGATATGTCTCGCTCTACTTTTGGCATGACTTCTTTGATTCTAATTAGCTCAGTATTCATCTTTTCTTAATTATTCTTGGTGTGTTATGATACACACTTTTGAAAAATCTACTTCCTAGTGCGTCTATGTCAGCAATTTCTAACTTTAGTTCCGATCGTATAAGGTTACCGTATCTAAATAACTCAGAGCTAACATCTAAATTTGCAACTTTTTCTTCTTTCCAGTAATTAGTTAGATATTTAAAATCACGTACATTTGTATAATCCCAATCTGTACACATAGTCATATAGCAACCCATCCTTGCACCAAGCATACTCCAGTTACCATTTTCTACATCAGCACCAATACTACACCAAATACGCAATCTGTCTAAATTTTGCCACCAAATGTTTTTTACATCAACATGTTTTGCACCTTCATTTAGGCTCATTTTAACACCTTCACGAAAACCTGCTCTCCATGCTTGAAACGGAGTAGCGTTTGTGTAACTTGTACTGTAGTTGTCATTAAATTGGTAATATTTTTCATCAAAACAGAATTCTACTAGGCCTGCTGTATCATCAGCATCACTGTTTTCATGTGTTTTCATGTTATGAACAAACTTACGTGTCCATAACTTTAGTCCACCATTACCATACATTAGTCCATTTACATAAACATTGCCGCACCAACTAAAAACATGGTCGGCAGTGACTCCTAATTTTTCAATATCAATTTCTTGTTGCAGAAATTCAGTGTCAATTATGTTATCGCCGTCAACAGTAACAAAATATTCTGTTTCACTTAGGTCTGCACATGCCTTATGTGCAGCATCTGACCCATCTACACCGTGTACACGCTTTGCCCAAGGCAACTTGTTACATAAATCGGCATAGTTTTTTTCAGCATTGGGTTCATCGTAGGATAAAAAGATAATGTCCTGATCAATGATTTTAATTTTATTCATTAACTACCTCGCACGAATACTTTTGGAACTTCCTATTAGTATATACACTAAATTTGTCAAAATCATACTGACTCTGGCTGTCAAATGACTGGGGATTATCCAACAACTTTTCTACAGTTGTGGTAAAATACTCATGCAAAATATTGGGGTTATTCTTTTGGGTAATGCTAAACTTTAACAGTTGATCGATACGCTCTTTTTTAGAGGATAATTCGTTAATTGCTTTGTCTGATAAAGACACATTCCAAACATTTTTAGATTTGTTGTAAGACACAATTACCTGTGCATTATCTTGAGGTGAGATTTTATATACGTTGTCGTTTACATCCGACTCTATCTTTTTAAACTTATCAACTATTACATATGCTGATGTTTTTACATCATATATAACTTTATGTTTTGTAATATCTTTAGTTCCCTTTAAAAAAGGACGAACATCTTCAATATCTACTACAAAAAAGTTTTCTATATCTTGTTCTACATTTGAAATAGACTTAATATTACCTGTTTGTTTATCAAAATATACTTTGTATATTATCTCAAATGTAGGTGTTTCTAAAACAATCATAAGTCTATCCTTTTTTCTAACACTTGAATGATATCATTAGTTAAAAAATCATCTTCTGTGTAATGAAATATCCCGCTTTGTTTATATTGTCCAATATACAACTCACCCTCGTCAGTAAAATAAGTACCAACTTTAGTCTGCCAACTCTCTCTAAGCTCTTCCCAACCCTGTATGTTGGCTTTCATATGAGTAAAACTAGGCACAGTTACCTTTTCGTTAGTGACTTTTGATTTGCATTCAAGTATATCTACAGTCATTGCCGCTGTAAGATCCATGCTTGCAAAGTTTTGTATTGGTTTTTCGCCACCTAGTTTATAAAATTCTTTCCAATTGTTTGTAATAACATCTAACCATGTATAAAATTTTAGTGCAAAATCACTTTTCTTAAAGTAATGTAGTCCCATATATGTGTTAGGCAAATTATGCTTTACAAAATTTTTCCTATAGAAGGTATCTGTAATTTTGTCGCCTCTGTAATCATAAACAGTAGACGTTAAAAACACATCATGCTGTTGTAGATATTCATACCAAGATGTAATATCTTCAAGTACAAGCATATCTGTGTCTAACACTATTGCGTCTTCGTATGGTGAAACAAAATATGTCTTCCATCTATTGTGTATTTTCCAATCATATTTGTTTGCTAGATCGCCCCACGGTATTTCAATAATGTTATCAAACAAATTTTTATACTTTACAGGCACTTCGTCATCAGTAAGGATACTAATTTTGCTGTGTGGTGTAGTTGCATGTATGCTCATAGCAAGAGCACACGCTTGTTTTACATAATCTACTTCTAAAGTGTTTTGAGCAACAAGAATAAAATTAGGCACTTAGATTATCCTCCAATGTATACTTGTTCATTACATGTACACTGTTGCCTTGAAACTTACAAGGGCTTAAATTGTCTAGTAAGCCTGTACATTGTAAGAGAAAGATAAACTTATCTCCGTCTATGGAATGTAATATATCTCTGTCTGCAGTATAAAATAACTTGCCGGGCATTCTTTTTGCAAAGTCTCCTTTTTTAAATCCATTCATTATATGAATTGCAATACTGAATGCAAAATCGTTACGATATGTTGTTGACTGTATATTGTAAACACTTCTATAATGTTGATAGTATTCTTGTATATGCTGTATTAGTTCAAAGAAACATTTGTTTAATTTTGTTTTTCTAAAAAATACACACGTTGCCCAATAAAAGTCTACACTTGTTTCGCTAATATGTTTAAACTCTTTTGTTTCTCTGTGACTACAAATATCTATAGCATCTTTGTAAAGTAAAAAATCATATTTACTATCAAAACAGTTTTTAAATACATCATCTGCTATAACATAATCACTATCTAACATGAGTGTTTCGTCATATGGGCTAAGATCATATGCTAGGCAACGATTGTCATTTTTAAATTCTAAAACACTGTGATTTTTTGCACCATTATAGTATTGTTTTTTTGTTGATGACTGAGATATATTATTGATAATGATTTTATCAAACCAATCTTTATATCTGTCACCTATGCTTTGTTCATCAGTTATAATACTAACTGGTAAGTTAAGATATTCTTTTGCTCTGCCGGCAAGAAATGCCGCTTGTTTTACATAATCAATTTCAGCATTATTGTGTGCAAAAACAAGAATACCTTTAGTCATTAAAAATACCTTCAACAGAACGTTGTTTTTTTAATTTATTGTATTCATTAAAGTATTTGTTAGATGCTGTTGCATATGTGTTTACTAGATTTTTTGTAAACACCGGTAAGTCTTCTATTAAAGACGGAAGTCCGTTATCATCTATAAGGACAATTTGATCTTGTTCGAGATATGTTAAACTTTGACAAAAACTAATTAGTTCTTTGCTAGATGTAAATTGACATCCATTTTCATAATGAATTAGATCAGCATCATATTGCTGTTGTAGTATCTTTTTTTGTTGGTTTATTGTGTCAAGCAGATTGCTTGCTTCAAGTGCTTTTGCTAGTTTTTTGTCCATACAACATCTCCAAAGGTATACTAGTAATTATACACTCTTAGGAGTCAAATGTCAAGAAAAAGACCAAGTCCAAATTGAATGGGTTTCAGTTTCTTCTAACGTTGGAGCATAACTGTCAGCAAGTGGATGTTCAGTACAAGTACGTCTTATCCAATTATCGTCTCTAGCTGTTTTAGAGGTAATAAATTTTTTACTAGTAAATCCTCTTTCAATTAATGCATTATTTAATGTATCAAAATATGTAGATTCATACAAGTAATCTCTAGAGCCATTATAAGCAATGCTATGTATTTCACCTATAGTAAACTGATCACCTTCTGCTATACCTATAACAAGTGATACTGGTTTATTATCTATTGTAAGTAAAAAATATGTAAACACATCAGTGTATAATGTGCTCAAAGCATTTTTTAGATCACAATGTGGATTATGTTTACTAAATTCTAAAGCTAACTGGTTGTGTAATTCGTCAATAAATTCTTCTGACAACTCGTATACTTCATTTATAAAATACGTAGCCATTATTCTAAAGTCCTTAGTGTAAAATTCCAGTTGCCCTGATTCAAAACCCAAATAAATCCATTACTGTCATCCGAAGTCACTAATGGTGGTAGCCCGTCTAAAGTACTAAGTTGAAACGTAGTGTTTGTTCCGTCGAAACTTCTTGTTGTTCGCTGTGTTTTTACGAAAGTGATATTTCTATTACTGCCTTGTGAAACATCAACACTGTGTAATCTTTCAAACGGTACATTGCCACTTAATTTAAATAAAACATAAAATGTTATACCCTGCATATATGATGTACCAGCAGGAGCACTGGATATTCTTGTTATCACTGCACTTATCAATGAATGACCGCCGGCAGTAGTACTAAAATTGTTTGTATTTGTGCCGCTGGTTCCTTGCCATCCTGCCGTATAAACTGTTGGAGAACTATTTATTATACCTACAGCACCGTTTGCTGTATAAATGTTTATTGATTTTTCAGATTCTGTAGAACTATATCTTGCTATAGCAACTACTCCAGGATGACCTGCGCCGCCTCTAGACAGTTGTTGACGCTGAGACATGCCGCCGCCACCTGCGCCAACTCCTAAACCGTTACAGTAGGTTCCGTAATTAGGTACTTGACAAGCCGCAGTGCCGCCTTGCACTTCTAGATATTGTAATAGTATCTTGTTGGTGCTGATGTTTGTTCTAGCGGCTTCTGCTACTCTGTTACCTACGTTTTCAGTTGCTAAAGTACCACTAGCAGCAAATGTATTACCATCAGGTAAGTTTGCTTGAATACCATCTCCTGTGCTTATAGTTCCACCAGTACTTGCTTGCAAAATATTAAAAGTACCTGAAGTAGCTAGACTGGCAGCACCTGTAAAGTTTGAATCTCCGCCAGTAGCATCTCCACCTACTGAAGCAAGTCCAATCAAGCCGTTTTGGCCGGCATTGGCATCTATTATTCCCCCAGCTCTTTTTATTGAATAGTAAAAAGCATTTTCTGGTTCTGCAGACCCTGGGTTCGTATCGAAGAAAGATTGCTGAGGGCCTCGTTCATATGTAACCCCGTTATAAACAAAGGAAGAACTAAAATCATTTATTGCCGTCCTAATTACGTTGCCTTCCCAGACCCACACAGACGGTACGTTAATGCCTTGCATTACAAAACTTTCCTTACCAAATGTAAATGAATACTTAGAAATAGTAGAGCCATATGAAAAAGTGCTTGAGCCGCCGGGTCGTCCTAGATTAAAATCATTAGCACCGCTTTCTTGCCTTGAGCCATCTCCGCCTCTACCAACAATTATATTTGCTGTATTTGGAATATTTCCGTCTAGTAATGTCTTAAATGCAACGCCACCTGCTGCGCCACCGCCTGCAGGACCGCCTCTACTACTATCTACCGAAATACCTGTTCCGCCACCGCCACCACCAACTACAGCAATATCAATTCTATTGTCGTTAGCCTGTTTAGACCATGTATAGCCAGTGTCAAAACCGCCATAAAATCTTGTTTCAGTAGCACTGTTTAACGTTGGAAGATTAGATGCATTAGAGGATGTAATTCTTGTTTTGGTTTCAGTCGTTCCGTACGTTTGAAATGAGTCAGCACCGGTTGATCCTTGATCAAGGTCTGCAAGAGCATAATATTCTATTGCATATAAATTTTCCGTTCTTGGAGGCACAGTAGTATCTACAATAGATGTAGTCATACTATCTACTATTGTTCCACCTACTCCACCTGTTCTAAATGATACTGTGATAGTTTCGTTATCTCCAACTACAGCATCATTTGCCCCTGTTAGTTGGAACGACCCATTGCCGCCTGTAACACTGAAACTTCCATTGTTTGTGGTCATTACACCTGTCGGACTTACTGAGTAATAATATGTGCCATCATTGTCGTTGGTTGTTACGTTATAGGTGCCTGTGCTTCCTTCATTAATACTTGATGGTCCTGTTATATCGTATGTGTTAGCCACAGGTGGTGGTGATGGTGAAGTACTAGTATCATTTATTTGTATACTTTGTTGCAATCCAAATGATGGTACACTACATATAAGCGTTTCTGCTCCTTCTGAAGTTTCGTCATTCTTTGCAGTTATAGTTACACTTCCTATACCATTATTCATAGTAAATACACCGCCCATGCCTTGACTATTGTCAAGATCACCAACACTTATACCTACGCCACTCAATGTATAATCTATTGTAGTACCGTTTGCCACAGGATTTACACTTAATGTAAAGGTTACATTATCGCCTTCGTTGATAGACCCTGTTGCTGGAGTTCTTGTTAAGTTAGCAGAAGCATTATTTTGTATGCCGTCATCTAGTGCTGTAATTGTTGTAATCGATGGTGCTGGTATTCCTAAAACTGTATCATGATAAATTTTTACATTGCTTTGAATGTCATTGTCAACATTTTCATCTATACCATCAGGACTACTACTAAAATCGTTATCTTGAAATTCTATTCTAAATCTTAATGTGCTTGGTGTTGTTGCATTACCAGCAGCAACTTCCCATGCTTCAATCCTATATTGAATGTCAGCATATATGCCTGAGCCATTTTTAATATATATTACCGCTCTATTACTTGAACTTGTTAGATTCCAATCTGCATAATAATTACCAATCGCTGAACCAGATCCTGGACTTGAACCATCTGCTGTTGTTGCATTTTTACTAAATGTAATTGTACCCATGTTGGCTAATACAGTGTTCCAACTGTCTTCTTTTGAACTTGCTGTTACAGCACCTATAAGATCAGCATTAAATCTTAGTTCGCCGCCAGTGTTAAAGAAGTACCTTCTTTGATCAGAATTAAGCCAAGTAATTTCTACTTCGTTGGTAATTTTAGAACCAGGACTAGCAAAGTCGCCGCCGCCCCATGGGTTAGTACGTGTGCTGGTTACTGTTGTTATTGTAAAGTTATCAGCATCATGTTGATTTATATCTGCTACAATTTCATCTGCCGCTGCTTCAAAGTCTAAATATCCTTCTGCTTGATCGTCTTCTGCGTTAGCACTTGTAGGTGAAAGTTTTGCAATACCTGTACCAGTTCCTGGCCCTGTTGCTGTAAATTTTATTCCTGCTTCGTTAGCAGAAGCACCTATTAATGTAAAATCAGAATCACCTGTATCAACAATCATATATTCTGTTGACGCAACAAGTGAGAAAATAGCTAAAGGAGTTTCGTCTCCAACGTCTGCAGCACTTGCACCAACATTTTCATCTGCACTTGGTGCAGCAAGGCCATCGGCATTGGTCCATGTTACTGGATTTGTTTGGTGTAATCTTGCTTTGATAAGGTCGTTATATAACTGTTGCATATCTGTTGCAGCAATTACATCGCCTGCGCTTTTTTGTGAACTTTGTAAAGTTTGGCCGTAACCGTTTTGTGCTCCGTCTCCAGCACCTAAAACGTCATCTATCTTACCTTGGATTGTGTTATAATTTGCCGCGGTAACATTTGTTCCAACTACAGCCATTCCTGTTTCCTTTTATGTATGTACTTATAGATTTGAATTGACTGTCAAGGACGGTTTAGGAATTGCTAACGCTCCACTAGCATATACAAAAGAAACTGTACTTTCAGTTACCCCTGTGACATCCTCGTCTTCAGGACCTGATGAAGCAGGATCACTAACTTCGTCACCAATGTCATTATCTACAAATACAATTTTAAATCTTAAACTGTTAGACGCTGTTTCCCAAGCGTCAATATAGTATTCGTTTTCTGCATACAACCCGGAGCCACTTTTTGTAAAAATTCTTACTGGACTTGAGGAACTTGATCCTGACCAATCATGGTAATTGCCAATTGCTGTACCTGAGCCAGGATTAGTACCATCTGATGCTGTTATACCTTTTGCAAATCTTACAGTACCCATTGTACTTAACATTGTTTGCCATATTTCGTCTTTTGTTCCTGGAGGTGTTGTTGTTACATCACCTGGTACACTTGTACCACCTGTTAGCGAAGCATTAAATTTAATTGTTCCACCAGTATTAAAAAAGAATCTTCTTTCATCAGCATTTTGCCAAGTAACTGTTACTGTATGATCTATCTCGCCATTCCAACTTGATTGTCTTGTGTTTGTATCTTCAATCGTAGTTGAAAACTGTGATATATCAAATACGTCTCTGTCATCTAGAACATCCTGTGCGGCTGCTTCAAAGTCAGCAAATCCTTCTGCTTGATCGTTTGTTGCATCTGCACTTGTTCCGCCTGGTCCTACATCTGCAGCATATACACCAACAATTTCTCCTATTGATGGAGCTGCAAGTCCGTCTGGATTTGTCCACGTTGGCGGATTACCTTTTTGGTGTGTTCTTGCTTTAACTAAATCATTATAAAGTTTTTGCATGTCAGCAGCATATATAATATCATTATCTGCTTTTGACTCACTTTCTAATGTTCTGCCATACCCTGTTTGTGCGCCGTCGCCAACACCTAACACATTGTTTACTGTGCTTCTAATCGAATTGTATACGGATGAGTTGACTAAGTCTGTAACAGCCGGCATAAGTTATCTCCTAAAGTTTTAATATACACTCTACTAATTTTTCTTGTTCGTCTAAATTGCTTTCAAGTGCTACGCCAACTAAAGGATTACCGTCAAATTTTGTACTTGCACACCCTTCAGCGTCTACGTAAACTCTATCGCCTTTACGTACTTCACCAATGCATCTTACTGGAACACGACCTTCAAGTGCTATTGCTTGTCCATCTGCTTCTGCATTCATTAAGTATGCTGGTTTTTCAGATATAACACCTACTGGAAAACTATCTAATAAACATGGTGCAATTTCATATTCGCCTGCTGTACTTACATACATAACTGTACCTACAGGATGATCTTTTTCTACTGTATATTTTTCTGCTAAGTCAGCAAACTGTGCTTGTGTTGCTATACCTTGGAAAATATCTGCAACTAGTTTTGTATTAGCACCATCTTGTTCTCTTACAGCAATAGTTCCGCCTACATTTGATGCAGTAGCATATGTATAAGAGGTACCTGATGTACCAATTCTTAATTCGTTAGCATTATCTGCTGTACCTTTAAATGCTGTAGCATGTATTTCGTCCCATGCATTACCATCTTTACCTAATTTAAGATCAGTAGTTGCGTCTCCTGGCATAATACCTTCTGATGTAATTGCAACAGAATGTGTAAGTGTACCTGTGGAAGGTGCTTTTAATTCAAAATCAATTTGGTTTGCGTTTGCACTTGTGTTTTTAATTAAACCAGTTTGGTTATCTGGACGCATTGTAAAGTAAAAATTACTATGAGTTACTAAACCTGCTGTTAGATCTAATTGAGTTGAAAAACTTGGTGTTCCGCCCTGTACAAAATCTCCAGCACTTAACCCTCCTAATTTTTCAGCGTTTGTTGCTGTACCGTGGAATCTAACTGCTGTACTTGTTACACCTGAAGCTGGCGTGTCTCTTAGTGTAACACCTTGTTGAATATCACTGAATCCGTTTATCTCATTATCTGCGCCTGAGCCTAATGTAAATGCTGTTGGTGATATAATAAACTGTACAGAATCATTTACTGTTGCTGTAATAATACTTCTTGAAACGCCATTTGGGCTTGTATTATCAAGTACAGTACGACTAACCATTGCTGTTTGGCCTTCACCTGCGTCTTGTGGACCAATTAGGACAAAATTGGCACCGTTGTAAACGTAAAGTTGTTCGTTAGCACTATCCCACCAAAAATCACCTTCTGCTAATCCTGCTGGTTGAGCTCCGGAAACTTCTGCACCACCTACTGTTCGCCAGTTTTGGTTGCCATCTCTAAACTTCATTCTATCTGAACCGCTGTCAAACCAAAGTTGACCGCTTACTGGTTTAGGTGGTTGATTAGCACCTGCAAAGTTTTCTAGCAAGAATAAGAAGTTTTCGTTATGTATTTCTCCATATCCTGCATAATTTTTTCCTACAAATTTAATATCTGTAGTTTCGTCAAGAGTACCATCCTCTACTGTTGTTAAAGGGCTCTTATTAAATCTATCTATTTGATACGCCATTTTTTTGTCCTATATAATCCTGTGTTTACACGTTGTATTTATACTAATTTGCAACCCACGCTCCATTAGTAATTATAAAGTTTCTTTGCCCTCTTGTAACGCTTAACGTAAACGTCGGAGTTAAAGAGTTAGGTAAACTTATGCCCTGTATTACACTTACTACACCGCCTGCGGCTGCATTAACATCAACTTCAGTTGTTGTAGTAGGTGTTGCAATATCAATTGGGTCTGTTGATTGTCCTGCATAAGACGTTGTAGCAATTCTTGCTTCCTTGCCATTAGCAAACGTTGTTGCAGGGTACAAACTTTGTAATATTGCAATAATTTCATCGTTGATACTTACCATGCCTGTAATATCTAGTGACATCACCAATGGTTCTGTTTGTACAGTTTGATCAACATATACTTTATTAGCGCCGTCGCCATCTGCTGTTGGTCCTAATAAATTTGTAATTTTGTTACTGTTTAAATCAACGTCACCGCCGACGTTAATTGACAAGCCTGAGCCTGCACCTGGTCTTGTAATTACACCTGCATTAGATATGTTTACACTTGCTGTGCCACCTGTACCAATGTTTAGTGTTTCAAGTACACCAAGATTTCTTAGGCTACTGTTAATTACTCCTGAGCCAATTGTAGTTGCTGATAGTACATCAGCATTATTTACTTTATAACTTTTTCCTGATGCTAGATCTAAGTGTTCACTACTTGTCCATGAACTTGATAAATTTAACCACTGGAATGTTTTATCAGTAGAGCCTTTTAATGTAATGCCACCTTGATCACATGTTAAGTTAGTTGGGTTATCAACTACAGCCAATTCAATATTTTTATCTGCTATTTGTAATGTTTCTGCTTCAGTTACAAAACTATCGCCTTCTACTGTTAAATCACCAGTAATACGTACATCGCCTGTGACATCTAAATTGTAAGCAGGATTTGCATTAAATAATCCTATACGTTTTGTTGTAGGTTTAATTACTAACGCACTTGTTTGGTCAAGTACATCATTTGCACCACGTACAAGAATATTAAAATCGTCGCCTGCTCTTGTGTTTCGAATGGTGAAACCGTTATCCATAAACAATCTAGTATCGTCGTTTGTACCAATTGATATACCTGAACTTACCCTAACATCTAATCTTCCTTGTAGAACCTGATCAGCATTATTTTTCATTATTTCAGATTCTTTAACTTCTACGCCTGTTGCACTAATTAAGTTTTGTGCAGATTCAGCAACGCCTCTGTATGTAAAGTTTACTTTGTCTATTAGGTTTATACCTTTAAAAATAGTGCCTGTGGCATTTTCTGATGTAACTAATCCTGATACTAAATTGTTAGGTATTGGGTTTGGTGTAAATGTTTCACCTGCTATCACAGCCTGCAATATTTCATTTACAAAAACTTTTAGTACTGTTTTTGAATTAAGATCTGTATCAAAAATTGTATCTGTAATAACACCACTTTTGCCTTGAAGTCTACTAAATGCTGGACCAATCAATGTCCATACTTCGCCGTCATACAAGTAAAATTGTTTTTCAGCTGTACTAAACCATGTGTCGCCTGGTATAGGTCCTGAAGGGAAAGTTTCACTAATAAAACTACCAGCTGCTGATTGAAAACTTGTGCCGTCAAATACTTTTAGTTTGTTTTCACTTGTATCATACCAAAGTTGTCCTTTAAGTGGTGCTACAGGACTATTTGGGTTAGCAAAATTTTCTAACATTTTTATAAAGTTTTCATTTATAAATTCGCCGTATCCAGAATAGTTTCTACCTACTAGACTTATGTCAGTAGTGTTGTTATCTAATATACCATCTACAAGTTCTGTAAGTAGTGTTCCATCTGTTTTGTTTAAATTATAACTCATATTGTTTCCTAAACATTATCGGCAAATATTATGTAGTTTACTGTAACAAACGGTGGTAGCCCGTCAAGTGCTGTACCTAAATTTTCTGCACCTCTAAATGAGCCTTGCCCGTCTGTTCCGCCTTCTTTAATTCCACCACTTGATGGAATACCACTAGTTGTTTGTGTGCCTTGGGAAATATTCAACGGTTGGTTTATACTTCCTTGCTCATCTGGTGCTACAGTATCATCAATAATTGCATAATGCTGTGTACCACCTGGTGACTTCATGTCGTGTTCGTGTTCTGGTAAGTTTTCTATTTTAATATCTTTAAATTCTGAACCTGATGAACCACCTATGTTATCTGCATTTGTATTAGTTACAGTATCTGCAGGTAAGCCGCCCATGTTATCAGCACCTAATAAGAATCTACCTCTAAAATCTGGTAAACTAAAAAATGTTGCTGGTGAATTTGACATTGATAACGGATCTTTAAATTTAAATCCAATTACATTGAACAATTCTGTTGCTTCTGTTTGTCTAAGTTCTTTACCGTCACACAAGTACCAACCCGCAGGTGCAACTTCGCCTGCGAACGGTACAATCATTCCTACTGGATTTTTTGGAACGCCTTTTAGCAAGTTTGATTGTGATATTCTAAATAGGCCGCCGTCGCCTTGTGTTCTGTTAATTAATAATTCATCTCCTGTTTGAGGAGTAACAACAACACTTTTATCTGATATAAATCTATCACTAAGTGTAGTTGTAAATGTTTTTGTAAGGTCGCCTGCGCCATCAAATGTTATAGGATCTGAACTTACATCACCTGTCATTTCAAATACAGTTTTGTTATTAAGTTTTGCAGCACTTGATGCTGTACCATTAATAGTACCTGATACACTTCCGTTAAAGAAGCCTTCAAATGTGTCTGCTTTTACAGTACCAAATCCTTCCATATTAGGTTTTGTTAATGCATCTGGATCAGCAATAACATCGCCGCCTATATTTGTTTGACCTTTTACAGTTAATTTTGCACCAATTTTAAGATTTTTTGCAACACTTGCGCCGCCTGATGTTACAATAGCACCTTCAGTTAGTGTATCGTTAAAACTATCATCTGCATCTTCAACACCAGTTACGTCTAAGTTTCCTGTAAAACGTCCACTACCTGTTACATCTAATGGAACTTGCGGATTTTCTTGATTTATACCAACATTAGTATCAGACTTAATTCTAATTGCTGTTTGTTCGCCTTGATCATTTTTAACTTTAAAGTCTAAACTAGCACCGTTGAAGTTACTTTTTACAACACCGCTTTCGCCTGATGATTCTAATGCTAGTTGTGAATTTGCTCCTACTTGCACACCTTGGTTGTTCTTAACATAAAGTATACCATTTGCTGTTGTGTTTACATCAGCACGTAAAAAGTTGCTAGAAGGAATATTATTATTTCCTATTCTAAGTGCATCTGCAGATTCTGCTACACCATTATATCTAGCAGTAGTATTTGACAGTGTCAAACTAGTTAAATTAAATCCTGGTTTAAGGACTGAAAAGCCTCTAATATTTACTTTGGGTGTAAATTGTGCATTCGTTATAATTGCTACAGGTTGAGCACCTACTTCAACTTTTAAAATTGTGTAAGTTTTATCATCTGTACCTTGAATTTGTTCTGCTTTTGTGCCTGAAGATAAACCTTCACTAAATTCTGGACCAACAAGTATCCAACTTGAACCGTTATTTAAATATAATTGCTGATTACTAGTATCTACCCAAAGATCACCAATGACGCTGTTTCCAACTTCAGGTTGTGCTGCGCCTTTTTTAATACCGCCTGATTCAACCCAATTTGTTCCGTCATATACTTTAAGTGCATCAACACCAACAGTTGTATCGTACCATGTTTGTCCTTCGACAGGATTAGCAGGTGGATTATTATTTGCAAAGTTTTCTAAAATGTGCAAGAAGTTACTTGCAATCGCTTCGCCGTATGCTGTGCTGTTTCTGCCAGGTAGAGATAAACTAGTGTCAGTGCTGTTTATTTCTCTATCTTCTACAACGATAGATCCTTTATTTGTAAAATCTGTAAATTGGATTTGATATGCCATTAGCTGTTACCTCCGCTAAGGCTTTGTACTCGAACTGTGTAGTCTACTTGGATTAATCTGTTTAATGATTTTTGTACAGGGTGGAAAATGACATGTGTAAGTAATCTACCATTACCTAAAACACCATCTGTACTTGCACTACGCAATCCTAATTCATCAAATACAAAACTGTTGTCTGCATCAGATGCTGTATCAAATGCATCTTGACCATTTGGTTCGCCATAATCTAGTAAACATGTAATAACAATATCAGTATAGTTTGTACCATTTACGTGCCTAGTTTCAATCTTGTTTCTAGTAGGATCTAAATTATCTGTATTTCGATCATCAACTATTTTTGTAAACGTTTGATTGTACAAACCTGCGTTTGTTCCTGTTGAGTTTGGAGTAAGATATGTTATTACTCCTGTTGAATCTACATTAGTACCACCGTTGCCAAAGCTCATTACAGCAATAGGCCCTTGTCCTGCATTTCCTAATGATTCTGCAAGAGCAATACTCATATTTTCGTAGTGTATGGCGTTCTTTTTGTTAACAAAGACTTCGCCGCTGTTAGGGTCACTTATTTTAATATGCCCTTGTACAAATACACCGTTTTGTTCATTAATTGTGTTTGTCATTTTCTATTCCTACTAGTATATTTATTCGGGTAATTCACTTCTTGCTCCACGTAAGAAACTACCAATATCGTTTTGAGCATCTTTTAATGGAGTGCCCGGATCTGTCCACAATTTACCTACTTTTCTAATAACAACTAACTTTTGATTTGCTTTCATTGGACTTGTTAGTGTTAATGTATTGCCATTTACAGTGAACTCTGCTGGTGTATTTACATCACCTTCAGGTGAGTCAATAGCAAGTGCGGGATCAAATGTTGCTATAGCAGCCTTATTTAACCTCTTTCCTGCAGCAAACACTTCGAATTCATTTACACTGTTAGGTGTAAAGTCAAGTGTAAATTCAGTTTGTCCTTCAGTTACAGCATCAACTGGTGACCAAATTATATTTTGATCAGCATATGGAATATTTTTCTCTACTCCGGCGCTGTATACTCTAGATCCTGTTTTATGTGTTGTTGCAATACCTGTGCCTAATGTGCCTCTACGTAATTGTCTTAGATCATTACCTGTTTTGGCAAAAAACTCAATACGTTCACCGTTAATCCAAATAATGCCTGGTTTGTTAGCACGTTTATCTGGAGTCGGTAATCTGTCTGCTCCCTCAACTACAACAATTCTTAAATCATTATATTGTAAGTCTTGTGCTAGTTTTACACCATCGTTGTTGTCAACACGTTTGTAGTGTGTTCTGTTAAGAATATCTTTAAACTGTTGCCATGCAATAGTTGGTGTGCTAATTGGTGCTGTAAAGTGTATAATATCTATTGTATCATTTTCGCTAGGCTCGTTAGCAAGTTCAATAATTCTCATGTTGTCTTGTAACTTGTAATCCATACTTGGCGACAACATAGAACCATTTTTAAATATCCAAACATATTCAACACCGCTGGCTGGCTGATTCAACAACACTCTACCGCCAGTTAATTGATGGTATGCTGAATAATTATCTGTTCCAGGTGTTAGTGAACTTCTGTTAATTACGTCATAACTTATACGGTTTATATCTAATACATCGTGATTACTAAATGTATAAGCGTTTATAATATCACCTTCTGCTAGTAAATTAGTAAATGTAATTTGATTTCCAACTACACGATAATCACCGTTTCTAAAGTAAACAGTTAATACATCACCTTCTGACAAAAGATTACTTGCTACTGTAATACTACTTTGACCAATGTTGACTGTATAACTACCCTGCTGGTTTAACAGTTTACCGTTTAAGTAAACTTCTGTATCAGCGGCACTCAACGTTGCTTCTTGTACTTGGAATGTTTCTAAAGTGTATTCTCTTATCGTTGCGTCAGTAATATGGAATACTTTTGAGTAGCCTGGCTTTTTAATAGCACCATTGACTTCTACAATGCTAAAGAACTCTGCAGGTGTTTCATATATTGCATTAGTTGACAAATTATATGTTACACTTGATCCGTCAGCAATAATATTATCTTTTTGTATTTTACTATAATTGATAAGTGTGTTATCAGAATAAATTTCATAATCTAATCTTGTGCCAACAGGCGGTGCTACTGGACTAAACACAAATTCAATAAACCCTGTATCACTCTTTTTAGCAATTAGTTCAGGGCCATCTGGCTCCTGTCCATTTTTTCTAAGGTAAACAGCATACCTGTCATCCCATAAAATATTTGTTACATACGAACTTTGTCCTTCTACAGTAAACAATACACCAAGGTCAATAATATTTTGTCCGTTTATTCCAACTGTAAGAATTGTTAATACTTGATCCTCTGCAGGTGCATTATTAAATGTTATTGTAAGAGCTGTGTAGTCTAATGAATACTGAGCTTTATCAACTATAGTATTACCTAGTTTAACAATTACAGCGTCATCACTATGCGGTGCTAGTCCTAATGGGTAAATTGTAGTTGTACCGTCAGTTAAATAATTTTGATTGTATACCTGACCTTGGCCTTCACCGTTTCTTTCATAAACTGTAATATTCACAGAGTCCATCACTTGGCCATTTACTAATTCTTCTGGGCCTCCTGATGTTAATGGAGTAACAAACAAATCACCATCTAATACAATATCATCAGCATTAATACCGCCAGCATTGCCGTAGTCTAATACGCCGCCTTCGAGTATAGTATCGTAACTGTCACCGTCTGGTTTGAAACTTCCATCTGAAGTTGTTTTTCTAATAGTAACAATGTCACCATCATTGACTTGAATATCATTTTCAGCTAAATTAATTGTTTGTGTTACACCGTCGCCTACAAGTGTCTGCATCATTGCTAAAGGATTAGTAGGAATAGAATTGTAACTAGGATCGTCTATTCTAATTGCTTTTGTTTGTCCAAAGCGTTTTAAGTAAACATTATATTCAACGCCATCTTCTAAAGGTTTAGCAAGCTCGATAGCAACAGTAGTTCCATCTGCAAAGAAAATTTCATCTTCAAATGTATTATCGTAACTGTCCCAAGTATCTGTTCCGTATTCGTCGGTCATCCATCCTGCTGTTCCTTCAAAGCCAAAACTCTTAACTTCAACGCCACCGTAATCAATACCAACCATTAATTGTGCTAAGTCTTTACCAAGCATTCCTGTTGTAGGATTATATAAATGATTAATTCTATCTTGTGCATTTAATATTGCAGGATCTTTTTCGTATTCAACTAAAATAACATCTCCTAATTCAGGAGTTTTACTAAATGTTATTTGACCTTTTTGTCTATCATATGTATATGTTTTATCGTCTACATTAGTAAACGTATATTCACTACGCAATAATAATGTACCATTAATTGTAACTTTTATTTTATTACGTTTTAAATTAATTGGCCATTTTAAATCAAACTTATCATTTATTGCTGTACCTGTAAATGTTTCTGTTTCAGGTAGTGTTGTAATAAAGTATTGACCAGACACTCTATCAAACTTAATACCAACATGTAAACTTCTAACAACACCGTCACCAATTTGTGCAGATGCTATTGCTGTTGTAGAACCGTCTGCTTGTGATCCGCTCAGTGTAACAGTTGGCGCACTAGTGTAACCTGATCCGCTATTTGTTACTTCAATTTTAATTACTTTGCCTGCACCAATGTATGCTCTAGCCGTTGCGCCGGTGCCGCCTCCACCTACAATAGTTACAGTTGGTGGATAGGTATATTTGCTTCCACCATCATAAATATTAATTGCTGTAACTTTGTACCCATAATTTTCTTTCCATGACTGATATGGATATTCATCAAAAAATGCATCGACGCCAATTAAGTCGTTATCTCTAATTTTTACGGATTTAGTTTTTATTCCGTTTTGTGTAAAGTCATAATACGGAGGAACATCAAAGTCACTAGTTTGTGTATTAGTATTATCTACATTTTCATAAGAACTTATATATTCACGTATATTTGTTTTGTAAGGTTTAACTTCATTAATGTAATCATTATAACTACTTAAATTATCATTTTGATAATTTATTTTTTGTTCTAGATCGCCTACATTATGTTTTGCTTTTACAAAACTTGTTTTATATACCCAGTCAACATTTTGTTGTTCTGACAATACGTATCTAATACTTGCAAAGAATAATTCTTGCCATTTAATTGCTAGGTTGTCTACAAATATATCGTTTTTTAGTGCTGTTAATATCTGTCTACCTTCAACTACTGGTTCAGTATCAAAAAATCTATTGTCATACCCAAGCAAGTCGTAACCAACTGTATTTTCTATTACGTTATAAAGTTTGCTACTAATTTCTATAGTGCCGTTTTGTCTACCAATAGTTTCATAGTCAATTGTGTAATCTGAAGAGTTAGTGTCTGCAACACGTTTTAGTAACAACCAACCGCCATTACCTATGTTATCAATTTTAACAATTTGACCAATCTTAGCATTTGCAGATGCTAGTTGATAACTTTCGTTGACTCTATGATCAATTCTTGTAAATTGTGTGTATCCTGTTGCATACCAGTCTACATAATCCCAATATTCTTTTGTATCGTAACTTTGTGACTTTACTCTATCCCAAAGATTTGATGATTTATTCCATTCGTAAATGGCCCATTTGTTATTAACTGTGCTATCGTTTTCAACTAATACTGTAAGTGGTCTTACCTCAATTATTAAATTTTCATCATATCCAGAACCACCGTTAATAATGTTTACTTTACTAATTTGTCCTAGGTTATTAATCTCTAAATTAAAGTCTAATCCGCTACCGTTACCAAACAATTTAAAACTTGGTCCGTGTCTTACAACACTTGTAGTATTATCATATGTAGGATCATTATATCCTCTACCAGTATCAATAATTCTAATATCAGTTACTACACCACCATGTACTGATGCTTGTAGTTTTGCTGTTTTAACTTTGTTAATACCAATAAAATCTAATTCATCCAATGTATCAACTTTATAATCGTATAATCTGTCTGTAACAAACGGTTGGGCATCAGCACTGTTGAGTGTAGTGAAACTAAAGTCATCTACAATAATAGTTTCTTTAAGAGCTAAGTTTGCTCTTTCAACAACTTGTTTAAATGCTTCTTGTCTGTTAACAAACCAACTTTGTCTTGGACTGTTTAATGTACCATATTTGTCTTTAGTGCTTAACTCAGGATCTGGAACAACGCGACCTCTTGAATCGTAACCAAGTAAACTGTCAATCCATTTTCTTTCTATATCTGCTTTAGGTATACTTGTTTCTAGTCCTTCTGTTAAGATATTATATTCAAAATGTCTATTTTGTTCTTGTGTATCTTGTGTATAGTAACTTACATGTAAAGCAATATCTTCATCTTTAATTAAACTTTCGCAGTTGTAAAGAACAAACCTATCATTACTTAATAATGCTACAAAACTATAACCTTGTCCTCTTGGATCAGCAATTAATTTTGCAACTTCAGATGCACTAATTTTTCTTGATTCCATCACTGGAACTGTTAATTTATTTTTAACCCAGAAATAATACTTGTCACTAAATGTTTGTGATACAGGATTGTAAACTAATTTTTGACTGTACGCATCATTACCATATTTAGAAAATCCACTTATACCTTTTGCAAAGCCTGCGGCTGTTTCTGCTTGAGCATCCCAGTCTGACGGTATAATATCACTTTCTACCCATTCGTAAACATCAACTGAGTAATTAGGTATTAACTTGCTCCAGTTGTTTGCTTGGTTAGTAATATCTTCTTGATATACATTAAAGAACTTTGCTGTAGATAAATCCCACCATAGTTTGCCAACATGTTGTTCTTCCCAATTAGTAGTTTCACTAAAGTAGTCAGGTAATGTTGTAACATTGTAACGTGCAAAATCTATGTTAGATTTAAATGTTAACTCTTGTTCTGCTGGTCCTGCAATCTTGCCTTGTACAGGATCAATGTAATCTAAATATGTAGATAATTGATTTGTTTTTACATTATATAAAAATGTTGATTTAATTTTTTGTATATCAACAACTTCGTTTGGTGTTCTTAATAGTGTCCATGGTTTTTTGTTTTGTGTAACTTGATAATCTACAAAACTACCTGGATTAATATCTTCATCATAATATGTGTTTGGATCTGCTGGAACACCTACATAAACGTGATTATCGTTAATTAAAACTTGTTCACCAAATCTACTTGCAAATAGTACATTGTTGTCGCCGTCATAGTCTAATTCTTCTGCAAGTATAAATGCATCTTTTATTTTCTGATAAAGTCTAACACTACCACTGTCTATTCTTTTGTCAGGATATGTTGTAAATGTATCGTCAAATGATGTTGTACCGTTGTCAAACGTTGTTTCAGTAATAATATCGCCATTGCCACTTGTTACAGCAATTATATCTTTTGAAATACTAACTTTGGTGCCAAACTTTTCACTAAGTGTGCCAGTGCCGGACAATGTTTGATGTAATTCAAAAGCACCATTTACTTTTGCATACACAAAAACTTTGCCGGTGTTGTAACCTTGTACATCACTTTCAGGATCAGCAATTACTAAAGTATCACCGTCCTCGCTTAAACTTATACTACTTCCCCAACCTGTGTTTGATACAGGTGCAACAATAGTTTGATCAAAAACATATCGATCGTCTAAAATTCTATAAACAAGTACTTTGTTATCAGGATCAATGCTTGTGTCAGTAATAACACTTATTGCAAGAACTTGACCATTTTCACTTAGAGATATTTCTTTTGTAAAGTCTAATACACCTTCACCTAAATCGTTAAACACTGGATCATTGTAAATGTTTACATCATTCGGTAGTGATGGAAGATAGTTAACTGTGCTGTCTAACGTTCTCCATTTAAGTGTGTCAGTAGGTATCACACCTTTAACAAATGTAAGTGCTGAATATAACTGATTGTTATATAAAACTATTTCATCTGTTTTGTATGCAACATCTGCTGTATACGGTCCTCTATAATGAGGATTGATGTCTAAGGCATAATTGTAATTTTTACCGTACTTGTCAGTACCATGTTTGATAACTGTTAAGTTTTCTTTTGAACCTACATAAAATCTATACAAGTCACCGTCTTGTGTTACAGCAACTTGTTTACCAACATTACTGTTTGTAGTACTTCCAGGAATAGTCCATGTTCCTCTGTTGGTCCATGTGCTTCCTACTCTATTAAAGATACTGTATACACCTTGGTTAGCTGGCTTACTTACTTGTGACCCGCTTGTGTCTACAGGTAAATTGTAAACAAGTTGCCAATCACTGTTTGCTGTGCTAGGTATACTTGCTTCTGCTTCTGCGCCAGCTTCTGTTAAATTTTCTTTGTAAACCCAAAACTCTTTATTAACGTGTGCAAATGTATTTAAATCTCTAAACTGATCTAATCCGCCGTATGATTCAGGGTGTGCAGGAAAATTAGTTCCTCTTTGCATAACAGCAATTTTACCTGTATTGCTTCCTGTTACAGAAATTTTATTAATTGGACCCATAATACGTTGGTTTGGTAACTGTGAAGGTCCTTCAAGTGTTTCAAGTAATAATCTGTTGCCTTGAGTAAATGTTCCTGTAACATCTTTAAGGTATACTCTACCCTGGTCCGTTGCACGTCTTATATAATATGCAACACGGCCTCTTGCACCGGTAATTTCATCTCTAATAAAGTCGCCTGCGGCGCCGCCCGGATTTACAATATTTCCACCTAAGTCTGAAAATACTTTTCCTTCATAAGCAGGCTCAAAGAAGTCACCGGTATCAATGTCTTGGTCTGATAACATATCAACATCAGCACCCTGTGTTTTAGTAAATGTAAAGTCAATATAACCTTCCCACATATCTACAACAGTGTGTAAGTTGTCGTTAATATAACTAGGATCAATACCTAGTAAAGTAAAGTCTGGTGCATCAGCTTGGTCATTAATATATGCTCTAAATTGATCTCCTGCTTGTGTAATTTCTCCATTTAGATTTGACGGAACTCTCATTAACCATCTGTTGTCTAAAATGTTTTGTACACCATCGTTGTCAACATTTATATATGCTGCACCTCTGTGTGAAAGAACACTAACAAACACTGGTTCATCTCTAGTTGGGAATATAGTGTTTTGAACATCATCTAAACCATTTGCATAAAAGTTTGGTATAGTCCTTGCATATGTTTGAGTATTTTCATCATACACTAGTACGTCTTGATATACTAGTCCATAACCCGGTACACCAAAATCTTTTGCTTCTGTAAATTCATCTGATGTTAGATAATTTGTACCTGTATTAATATACCACCAGCCGCCAGCTGCTCCAGTTGTGCCATTATAGTTTGGTTGTGTATACTCACCAATTAATGTTCCGTTGCTGTTTGTAATAGTTCCAGTTGGTCCAAATACTCCATTTGTATCTTTTGTATAGATTACAAGTTTAAAGTCTCTTTGGAAGGCTTTGTATACTGTTGCTGAGCCGCCAACTGTATCGATAATATCTCCTTCTACAGGAGGATCAGTAAATGGCTCTATTAGTAGTACAGCATCAACTTTTTCTACAATAACATGCTCGCCTTCTATAAATGTTGATGTTGGCTCCGTATATTGTGGTGCTGTATTTTGGGCATTAATACCTTGTGGGAATACTTCTACAGGAGTTGTACTACCTGTATTTCTATTAAAGTTTGTATAATTGTTCCAGTTAAGAACTAATTTGTCCTGTGGCTTAGAACCTCTATACTGATCAAATGGTGCTGCAATCAATAAATGATCTGTTTGTGTGTTTGGTAAGTATGGACTACCTTGTAGTATAAGTGTTAGTAAACTACTGTCACTGGATCTTTCAAAGTTTGCATAACTGTCAAATGTACTAAATGCAATACTTGCACTTTCAGGAGTAATTGTTCTTACAGCCTTCCAATAGTTTTCATTGTATTTGACAATTTCATTTTCTGTGTATTCTATAGTTTTACTATAATCGCCTTGATAGTTAGAAGCAACATCACTTGCTGTGCTTGACCCTACAATAAGGTACTTGCCATCGGAACTAATATCAATATCTGCTCCAAAGCGATGTCCGTCTGCTACTGGATATGTGTCAGTATCTAAATTAAGTGTTGCTTCATAAAGTAATTCTCTAAGGTTTGATCCTCTTTGATAAGTGTACACATTACCATTCAAACTATTTGCACTATGATCTCCAAGCACAATTCTAGTATTTGCTTTGTTTGATGACATAGCAGAACCAAATTCGTATGTAGATGTAATATCATAATCGCTAGGATTATTATAATGCTTCTTATCATCATATACATTTTCTTGTATAGCAACAACCCAGTCGTTTTTGCTTGAGCCGTTGATCCAAACTTTTTGGTCTTCAACTATCTTATCTTCTAGTACAACGTTTGCATCTTTTACAGTGTCAAAGTTTACTGATCGTAAAATACTTACATAGCCGTTGATATCACTTAGATCTTCTATGCTGTTATTTGCTCCAGCAAGAACGTTTACACTAGTAGGCTTTACAACTTCTACTGTATAAAATCCGTCGTTCTGTGTTGAAGTATTTTTTAATCCAATGATATCGCCTCTTTTAAAATTGTGGGCTCTATCAAACTCAAATGTTCCGCCTGGATTATCTACACCTACAAATGCATCAGCGCCTTCATCAAAGCCTGTTATATCAGTTACTCTAATGTTAGTAGTTACGTGCTGTAGGACATCCCATGGCTGACTATCACCTGTTACCCATACATAATCTTTTGCGCCTATAACATTAATGTTTGCTGTAAGTATGTCTGTCTTGTCATTAATTCTATATGCAACATCAGAATCAAACACAAATCCAGCGTCTTTAGTAAACTGTTTGTAATCTATTACAGTTGGAAATGGTTTATGATCGTAGTTTTGAGGTCTTTTATATACGTCTGCTGGGGTGAGTTTATAAATAGTGTCGGTGTCGTTAGCAGGTAAATTAGTTACAAGCTCTATCGGCTGTGGATTAGTTTTAATTTTCTTTTCGTCAATTAAAAATTCAACATCTTCAAAGTTTTCAGTAGCACCGTACTGTCCAACTCTAATTGCCCATTCTTCGTAAAACTCTAAACTTTCTTTATCAGCACTTGCAAGAGCATCAAACAGTTTTACCAAACTATTTTTTGTACCTTTGTCCTGTAACATTCCTTGATAGAATTTGTACTGACTTACATCATCATTTATAATGTTTTCTAAATACTTGCGTTTTTGATATCCAATTAAATGTTGTGCATGCTTTTGTTGTTCAAGATCAAAATTGTCTGTATCTAAATCGTAGAAGTCTGCAAACTGGTTAATTTTGTATTCAAAGTTTGGAACTAATTGTGCTTGAGGACGATTTTCTAAACGTTCCCATTGTGAGTCAATAAAGACTTCTGTGCCAGTTATATTAGACAATGCAACATAGTAAAACTCTTTAT